CCGCCTGCCGAAACCCCGCTTGTCGTCGTTGGTGTTGGTTTCCCTGGCCGCCATACAGTAGACCATCGTCTGGCAGGTCAGCCATTCCAGGAAGCCCGCGTAGTCGGAGCCGTCCAGGGGCGTGGTGTCGTCGGCGGTCGGGATAGCCAGGGGTACACACCCGTGAACCCGCATCTCAAAAATGTTGTTGTAGGGCTGCAAGAACCTTATCTGGGGCATCTGGTCCGGGTAAAGGCTCATCGCGTCAATGGCCGCCCGGTTGACAAAGAACCAGTTGGCACTCACCGGGTCCACCGGGGTAGTCGTCCCGGTCAGCCTTATCTCTAGCCCGGTTATTTCACCCGGAGCGGCTACATCATTGGTGTTGGCGGTAGGGAAGAAAGCGTCCGGCACGTTCAGTTCACGGGTGTTTATCGGCACAGCGTTTAGCCCGGTGTAGGTGTAGTCGTCCAGGATAGTCTTAAAGAACCAGGGCCAGGAGATGCGGTAAGCCCTTTTGATAAAGCTGAGTACCTGGGGGCGCGGCCACAGTGAGGCCGAAGGGTCGCCCAGTTGGATACCCAGGTCGGTAATAAAGCTGTTGGCTGAAATTGTCATGTGCTTATCGTTATATCCGGCAGTACCCGCAGGATGCCTTTTTCCAGGGTGTGGACATTACTGAGGGTGTCGGTCAGTTGCCACATATAATTTATTCGGGTAATGGAAGTAGGTAAGGCCAGGGTGTCGGCGTTGTGAATGATAACCCTGGTCCGGCCCTTCTCGACGGGGTTGGTCTGGATGCCGATAAACCCATCTAGGTTCAGTACCGCGTCCACGTCGGCATCGGTCAGGTTTAGCTTGCCGATAAACTTGGCGGTCCACCCGGTCAGGTCCACCGGGTCGCCATCGGCGTAGGTAACGTAGATGCCGAGGGCAAGGAAGTCGCCCCGGTACATCTCATAGGTTTTATTCGGTATAGACACGGTAGCTTTCACCCCTTATCGTGGCCGGGAAGGTGCCAGTCACATCAATGTAACTACTGCCCCGGATGGTCGCGGGGTAGGTGTCGGTTTCATCAATGTAGCTTTCGCCTTTGATTGGTAGGTAGTGCATCGCTTACTCCTTACGGTAGGGCCAGTATCGCCGTCTTAACTATCGCCGCCGCAATCGCCGCCCCCGCCACCGTCCAGTGAGTTTTGTCCGTCTGGTAATTCGTCGCGTTGTTCTGGTCGTTCACGCTGCCTATCCCGTTCCCGCTTGCCCCAAAGTCCGCGACGGCGTGGGCAAAGCTCGCGTAGTTCGCTCGTATCCACGTGTTAAAGGTCTGGCGGGAAGTCTCGTACTCGTTGGCGAGGAAGGGGGTAACGGTGCAAACCACCACCTTGAACCCGGCGCTCTTGTAAGCGTTGCAAAGGGTCTGCATGCGCGGTTCAATCACCGTCGCCACGTCCACCCCGGAGAGCAGGTCGTTTATGCCCCCCTCGACCACTACGATATTTTTGGCAAAGTTCGTGTTATAGAGAGCGTTAACCGGCGTAACGAAGTTGGCGTACATATAGTCCATCCTCGCCCCGTCAGCACTATAGTTGTGGTAGAAGTAGCCAGGCCCCAGGCTGTTCATGGTTTGCCAGGCAAAGCCGAAAACATTTGAACCGTACTGCTGGCCGAGATTGAACCCGGAAGTCAAGCTGTCGCCCACAAAGAAAATCTGGTTGATAGAGCGCCCGTTATCCACCTGGAAGTTATCGAACTTGCCGGTAGTGGTTTCGGCAAACGGCCCGGCCAGAGTGCCATTCGGGTAAGTGGTGTACATCGGGTTCGAGCCATCGGTTGCCATATCCTCGACAAAGAGCAAGCGACTTGCGTTGTACCAGGTGTTGTAGTGCGCCCCGCAAAAGGTGGCGTGGAGCGTCATCGGAAGCGTGGCCGAAATCTCGTTGGCCTGCCGCTGAAATTGGAACCCGATGCCGACCTGGTAAGCAACCCCAAGCTGGCCGTTATTGTTGTAGAAAATCCAGTAGTGGTCCTTGTCCTTCGCCCGGCAAAACAGCCCGGTCGAACCGGCAACCGAGAGGTCAATCTGGGCGTGGTGTAAATTCGTCGAAAGGTCCGCGTCCACCCAGGCCCGGTCATCGCCTGCTTGCACCGTGTTGCTGGCGAGGCCGCTACCGTCCAGGGCGAAAGTGCTGCCGGGATTGACCTGCCAGACCTTAGCGCCGGACGTGGTGGTCTTACCCGCAAGGGACGTACCGTTAGACCCCGTAAAGTTATCGGTAATAGATTGCCCTGCCGGTGGCGGGGCGGCGGCGGTGCTGTGCGGTTTTAGTAGCGACAGTAGCATTACAAATCCCTTAAACCAACCCCGACAACCACGCCACCGACGTTGGTCTGAACCGCGCCCACCACCTTAATGGCGTTAAGCCCGGCGAAGACGGTGCCGTCCAGGGAGTAGACCCGGCTCCCGGTGGCCGCCGAGGTAATGGTGTACTTGGCTTCGGTCCCAGCGTCGGCCTTGTACAAATCGTAGAAACTTAGCCCGTCCACGCTGCCCTGGAAAGTGATGTTCCCGGCCACCCAGTTGGCGGCAGGAAGCTGCAAGGCGTAAGGGACAGCCCCACCCAGGTAGATGGCGTTAGAAGTGGTTGCACCCTGCGCGATGGTGGCGGTGGCGGTGCCGTCCAGTCTTGACATATTAGTTCTCCTGCGCGGCCAGGGCCGCTCTTGCTTCCTCTATCTCTTGCAGGTACGAAGCCATCCCGGTCGGCTTGATTTCCGATACCTGCCACTCAGGGTACTCACGCTCGATGTACTCGGCCCACAGCTTGTTGGTGGTCACGCCCTCGCCCTCTAAGAGGATTATCTGGCCCATCTCCCGGATGATTTGTTTGCCATCGTCGTCCTTGTGGGCGGTCGGTCCACCGGGGATTTGGATTTCCAGCTTGACGGCAGCCGCCTTCTGGTCCTCAGTCGCGTCGGCCAGGGGCGTGTGGATATAGTAGCGGGTCACATCGGCGTTCTTAATTTCGTTTTGCATAGCGCGTTCCTGTTTAATTTCTTGCTTGAAAGGGACAACGGCAGCCTGGGCCTCTTTCACCTTGCGGTTAAGGGCCGCCGTCTGGTTGGCCTTGAACGCGCTGTCTTTATCGAATGGCATAAAACTTCCTTTGAGAGAGAACCGTGTGCGTTATACACACGGTTCTCGGCTAGTGATTAGCCCAGGTCAACGTAGTTGTTGGCCTCGGTATCAACATCGTCCTGGACCGCAACCCCGACATTACCGTAGTTGCAGGCCGTGATGGTGGTCAGGACCGTGTGCAGCACCACCCGGATATAAGGGTGGCGGATTTCCGGCAAGCGGAAATAGAACATCGTACCCAGCACCCCGGTCGCCACACCCTGCGCGTTGGTATTGGTGACAGTACCCACGCTGGCGGTGTAGGACACGTTGATGGTGGCGGCCACGTGCGACCCGCCTGCCGCCGCCACCCCGTCGTTAGACCCGGTGATGGTCGCGGTCATAGTGGACGACCCGGTGGCCCCGGTCGAACTGATGGGTCCGGGCAAGTTGATTGCCAGGAGCGCCCCCATGTAGGGGATACGGCTGGTGTTCTTCAAGAGGACATAGCCGCTATCGTAGTCCGGGGTGTTGGTCAGGGCCGTTACTGTAGCCGGAACTAGGGTCGGTCCCGGCCAGACAATCGCGTTGTAGGGATAGCCCGCCCGTAAAATGGTTCCAACTTCTTGGGGCATTGTTTTTCTCCTTATACAGCCTGAACGCCATCGAGCCGGGCGATAGCGGTTTCTTTGACACGGTAGAAGCCCGGATACCAGTCAGCCCGGAGCAGCATCTGTGGCCCCTGGGTGATTTCTTTGGCGACGGTACGCACGTTGAGGGGCGCGTATTCCAGCATTACCACACCGTCCTCTTTGCCTGTACGGATACAGTAAATGTAGGTGGTGAAGTTGTTGGTGCCAAAGGAGATGTTGTTCGGGATGATGGCGTTGGTGTCCTGGTAGGCATCAAAGAGGGTCACGACCGGGTTGCGGCTGCCGGGGATAACAATCTTCACACCCAGAAACTCGTCCCAGGTGCGGTTGTAGGCATCCTCGGTGGTCTTCAAGAGGCCGGGGGTGGCAATCATTACGTTCTGCAAAGCATCCTTGACGTTGTAGTTCATCAGGATGTAGCGGTTGCCGTTCCCACCAGGCACCGACTGTAACAGCCGGGACATCGCGGCCCTGAAGTCCAGCCCCTTCTGGGTGGTGAAACCAGTCCAGATGGAAAGACCGTTGGCGTAGGAAGCCGCGTTGGGGATAGAGGTGTCTACCCGGATGATTTGTTTGGAGTGGGTGTAGTAACGGATGCCGTTAAAGCCGTTGGGGTCCGAGGCTTTGTTGCCGTTCATCAAGCGGTCGTTGAGTAACCGATTAAGACGGGCCGCCAGATACCGGGTCTGGAACTCGCGGGGTTCGAGTCCCTGGAAATAGTTCGAGGTCTTCTGCAAGTAGGCCAGGTCAATCGGCACGTCCTGGCCGAAGATACCCGTTCCAACCTGCTCACTTCCGAGGGTCACGACACCCGTGTTATAGGTGCCGCCGATGGGCCGGGAGGTCGGCATCGGGCCGCCTTCCGAAGAAATGCGGTTGACCATCCCGGACATCGAGTCCACTGAAACGACGGGCAGAATACCCAGCAGGCCCATACCGCCGCCAGGGGTGTCGTCGTCCAGCATCGCATTGACTGTGCCTTGCAGGAGGAAGTTCTGCTTCTGAGTGGTGGCATAGTCCAGGAGCGTCATTTGCTCATTAGCCATAGTAAATACTGTCCTTTCGGCTACAAAGTTAAATAGTCATTCAGGACAGCGTGAGCCAGGATTATAGTCCGTCTACGAACGCTGGTTTATTTTATTCCCCAGGCTTTCCTAAGAAGTTCCCTGGAATTACCCACCCGGATGCCGCCAGTATTGCCGCTAGAGGTATTGCTGCTGCCGTTGGGGTGCGGTTGCGCCCCGGCAGAGTTATCAAACTGGTCCCGGTACTCGGAACGTAGCTTGCCTTCCTGCTCTTTGAGAGCCTGGTCCTTGCCCTTAACCTCTTTACTCAGCTTGGTGTGCAACGCTTTTGTAACCACGTCCAGCACCTCGAAAGGTTTGGTCACATCCAGGTCGGCCTTGACCGCCTTGATGTCGTCGGGGGTTAGCCCGTACTGTGAGGCAATCCGGCCAATCTGGTTGGCCTGCTCACGGACAAGTTGCTGGTGGTACTGGTTGGCGTTGTAGGTCTTGAATTGCTCCCTCTGCCTTTCCAGACGCTGGGCGTTGCGGGCCGAAACATTAGCCTGGTACTGGGCCATCTGGTAAGCCTGGCCCAGGCTCTCGGCGGTTTCGTAATCCCGTTCGGCTACGGCGGTCTGGTACTCGGCGGTGAGTTGTTCCAGTTGCTGCTGGTTGTAGGCGGCCAGTTGTTTGGCCGCTTCTACATCGGTTTCCAGTTCCTGGAACTCCTGTTGCTGCTGCTGGTTAAGGTACTGCAAGTTAGCGGCCCGCTCGGTTTCCTGCCGCTCCTGGTCGCGTTTGCGATATTCCGCAAGCTCTTGTTCCAGTTTGGTCAGGCGGTCGTCGGCGGGTGGGGTTGCGGCTGGTTGTCCCACAGCCTGTGGGTTAGCGTCACCTGCCCCCTGGTCGTTGTCGTCGGCGGCTTCCGGCGCGTTCTCGGAAGGCGACTGGGCCTGGGTAGGTTCGGCTAATTGACGCTCCATTTCCGCGTAGGAGCGTTTGATAAGCTCACTGGAACCGCCTCTGCGGATAGCAGGCGGTTCGCTGGCAGGAGCTTGGGGGGCAGGGGCAGGTGCGGCGGGCGGTGGTGTTTCAACCGGGGCCGGGGCTGCGCCAGTGCCTAAGTTATCGGTTTCTACAGACATATTCTACAGTTTTCTCAGGGCTTCCAGCCTGTCAATAGCGGCCTCAATGAGTTGCCGGGTAGTATCGGTCAGGCGGTTCGGCCCGTGTGCGGTGTTGAAGGGTGCGTCGGTAATTACGTCGGTGCCAAAGTTCGGGTCACTCTTACGCACCAGGCGGAAGAAGCCGCCTACCTGCTCGGAGTGAGCCTGGTTGTAAGGCCCGGTCAGGTCCAGCACGTCGTAGCCCTTGATGGGGTCGGGGTGTTCGTAGACCGGGTATTGCACCGGGATGTCGGTGCGCGGGGCTTCGTTCGCCAGGGCCGCCTGGACCGCTACCGCTTCCTGGGGGTCGGGTGGTTCGTCGGCATCTTCCAACGCCACGTCCAACGCCTCGGACTGGGACTGGGCCGATACATCGGCCTGCTTCTCGGCCAGTTTCTGGTGGGTCTTCTGGGCCTCGGCCTGGGTCTTGGCGGCCCGGTCTGCCTTCGCAGCGTCAGCCTTCTCGACCTCGGTCAGGTTCTTGTCCTTGTCTTTATCAGCCGCCATTACTTACCGCCTTTCTTCTTTTTGAAAGCCATAAACTGTTTGGTGTCCAGGGCTTCCTCTTTTTTGCTGCCCTCTTTCATACCCTTGTCGTCGTCGGCATCCGACTTCTCGAAGGCTTCCCGTAGGGTAGCTAACTTGTTCGGTTTCTTGGGTGCCATTAGAATTTCCTTCCTTTGTTAAGGCGGTTGAGGCCGCCGCTATAAGGGCTGGGTAGGCGGTAAGGGGCAACAGGTGGGTGGATGTAGCCGCTCCCGCCGCTACTGCCGCGAGAACGACCGCCGCCGCCACCTCTACTGCTACTATACCCCGAAGTCGAGGACTTTGCAATAGTTTCACTCCTTACCAATTGGCTATCGAGTGCGCTCAACTTTAAGAAGCCTTTCTCCCAGACCGCGTAAGAACCTTTATCAGGGTCAAATACCACCACCCGGATGTACGAAGGGTCGTGGGCGATGGCACTTTCCGCCGCTTTACGGGCCGAGGCGTAGCTGGTGTAGCCAGCCGCCCCGCTCGTCCAACCGTTGTCCTGCATATCCTGGGCCGAAGCCTGGTTATCTCCATTGGCGTTCCTCTCCCAGAACGGCACCAGGCCGGACGAGGCGGCAGAATTGGCCCCTGTTTGCCCGGCAGGGTTCTGCTGGGTGGATAAAGAGGTAGCGGGCGTTGTAGGGCTTCCTACGCCGCCTGTGGGCCGGGGGTTCGTGGCGGAGTACCCGGCGAACTGCCCGGTGGTAGTGGACTTGTAGCCGCTAGACTGGCCGCTACCGATGCGATTGGCGACCGCCGCCGCGTAAGCCGCCGTGTGACCATCGGCCAGGGCCAATGCGTAGGCGTGACGCTGCACGCTGTCCCACTGGTTGGTGCTGGTGCTGGTGCCGGACGGGGCCGTTACTCCTGTTGGGGCTGGCGGCCTGGCGGTTGTGGCCGTGCTGCTCGGCTTTGGGTTTGTACTGCCGGGTCGGTTGACCACCGAAGCCGCCGCCGCCGCGCTGTAACCCTGGCCGCGAAGCCTGCCATAAAGGTTCTTCTGGGCTGTCGTCCAGTCGCTGTTGCTGCTGTTTTTGCTGCCGGACGACGAGTAGCTGGTGGTCTTTTTGGTGGTGTAGTAGGTTGAACCAGACGAAGATTTTGTAGAGCCACCAGAAGAACCAGAACTGCTGCTAGAGCTAGAAGTAGTTCCATACTTGGCATCGTTTTCGGCCTTGTAACGGGCCGCGAATTTAGGGTTGGCGTTCTCGACCGCAGTACGGGCCGCTTTAAGCTGCTTGTACTCGGCACTATCGAGGATGGGGTAAGCCCCTTTCTTGTTTCCGGCATCGTAGAATTTGCTTATCTGGTCCGAGAGTATCTGGTAACGGCCACTACCCCCGGCATCGAATAGCTGGTCCTTCCACTCCTCATAGGCCCGGTCTTCCGCGTTTTTAGGCTTGGTGCCGTAGGTCTTGGCATCTTCCTGCTCACGCCTGTCGGCAAAAGGAACGTTGGCATCTATGATTTTATTACGGGCATCGCGGAGTTGTTTGTACTCGGCACTACCCTCAATCTTGTAGGCGGTTTCTTTGTCGCCCTTGTCAAAAGCGGCACTTATCTGGTCGTTGAGGGTCTGCCAACGGTCGCCGCCCCCGGCCCGGTAGAGGTCGTCTTTCCACTCGGCGTACTGCCGCTCGCCCGGTATCTCCTGCTTGGCATACTTGGTGTCCACCTGGGCGACGGTCGAGTGGGTTTCTCCCGGCAGGTAGGGTAGTTCGCCCTTAGCCTGCTGGTAGTCCTTGTCCTTCGCCACCTTGAAGTAGGTCGGGTTGCCCTTTTTCAAGTCGTCCAGTCCCTTGTTGTAGTCGCGCAGGCTCATGGTTTTGTCGTCGTAGTAAGCCTTGTTCAGGTCGGCCAACGCCTTGACGGTGCGGTCGTTGCCAATGCCTTCCACAATCTGGTCCGAGGTTTTATTTCGGGCGAAGCTAACTGTTGCTCCTGGGTTCTCATCAAAGAAAGTCTGGCTCTGGCCTGGCACGAACTTCTTGGTCTGGTAGCCTGTCTTGGGGTCGGTGGCCGTTACCTCATAGTGACCCTTGTCGTTGGCTACGCTGCCGTAGATATTGGAAAGCTGGTTGGAAAGCTGCTGCCGGGGCGTGTTATTGATAACGCCCACGAACCCGGCCAGCGAAGCCGCTCTCTGCCAGGCGGTCTGGGACTCCACCACGTCCAGGGCTTTGAGAGCTTCGGGGGTCCAGTTGCCCACCTTTAGTTTTGCCAGGGCAAAGAGGTACTGCTCCTGGTTCTTGGGGTCGCCCTGAGCCATCTCGGTTAGCTCCTGCTCGACCGCCGTGAGGGGCTTGCCTGAGTTGACCCCAAAGACAAGCTCGTTGATGGGGGCTTCCAGGTCCAGGTCGGTGAACTTGATACCCAGTTTGCTCGCCTGCTCCCGGATGAAGTCGGTCAGCCCGGTCCTGGCCGCCACGTCCCGGATAATGGTGCGCCCGGCCACCAGCCCGGTAGTCTGGTTAAGCCCGCGTTTATCCGAGGGGTCAGGTGAGAGAAAGCCGTCCGTTACGATGCCCAGTTTCTTGGCGAACTCGTTGACCTGGCCCGTCTTTAGTAAAATGTCAATGACCGGGTTGGGCGACAGGAAGGTGGGGATAATCCCCTTCTGGCGGCCTGTCACCTTGCCTTTGTAGGTGGTGTCGTAGCCGAACAGCATCGCCAGGGGCGTGTTGTTGGCCGGGTTGTCGTCCTGCTGGGCATCGTCGGCATCAATGACCTGCATCAAAGCCTGGGAGTTACCGAGCGGGTTGAGGGGCAGCATACTCGACATATTCCACTGGACTTTAGAGCCGTCCGGGTTGGTCCACAGCAACAGGTTGCCCATATTGTAGGGCGCGATGCCCCCGGCTTCCTTGTTCTGCTGTTCCATATTTTTGTAGAACTGCAAGACCGCCGCGAACTGGACCGGGTTGTTGGCAAAGTAGCGGGCGACGTAGGCGAAGTTACGACGCGCCCAGTAGTTGAAGGGCAGGAGCGTCCCGACCATCTGGTCAATGACGTTCTTGTTCTGGTAGTCGAAGTAGACCCCCTCGACCCGGTTATAGGCCGCCCGGTCTATGTCCGTCACCACCCCGGATAGGTCGCCGAACAACCTGTTCTGGAAACCCTGCTCGGCCTTAGACCTGGCATCGGCCTGGTCCTGCGCCCTGGACGGGCGCACTTTGGCCTGCTCGTAGCGGCGGTTGGCATCGGCGTTAAGAGCCTGGATAACTTTCCTGGCTTCGTCGGTTTCAAGACCGACCCGCTCGGTCGGGGTGGTTACTTCGGTGGGGTCAGGGAAACCCAGCCTGCGGGCGATTTCCGAATACGCCCTGGTAACACCTTCCTTACCCTGTTCTTTCTCAATTTGTGAGAAACCTTTCCTGGCATCGCCACCAAAATAATCTTCAACTTCCTTGACCACCTGTTCAGGCGTATTAGGTGGTTCGCCAGCAGGCCACTTAGGGGCGGCCTCTCCAACCGCCGATGGCCTTGTGCGCCCCATGAGTTCATCAAGGGATTTGCCGTCACTAATCCGCACAGGCGTGAAGCTATCGAGGTCAAGTTTGAAAGTATTGCCTGTAACGGAGCGTATATATTCGTCAGTCGCCAGAATATCCCGGAAGTATTGTTTCTTCTGGGTGAGGGTGTACCTGTCCGTTTTGAGTTCGCCACCGTGTCTACCTCGGTTCCAGTTACCTACAATCTTTCTTATCTCGCTGGGGGTGATAACCTGGCCCTGCTTGCCGTCCTCGGTATCCATACGGATACCCTTAGAGCCGTTAATAGCCTGGTCGTAACGGGCCAGTTCTGCCGGGGTATGCTCCGCCGCTTCCTGGCGTAAGGTCTTGGGTGCGCCTTCCCAGCCCTGGCGTAACTCGGCCTTGACTTTGGCTTCCAGGTCCACGTAACGCACGTTATCCGCCAGGATGTGGCCCTTCGTATCACGTATCTGGTACTTGGTAAGCCTGCCGTTGGGCGGCTCGTCGGTCCTGTGCTGGCTGACCCAGCGTGTGGCTATCTCGATGGGCGTGGCGGTGCCGCTTTTCAGGGTGATAGGCCAGACCGCTTCGTGAACATTGTTTTGCAGGTGCCGGATTTCGGCGGGCTTCGCCAGGTCGAAAGGCCTGATGCTGACCGGGCGGGCGGCCTGCGGTCGCGGTTCGTTAGGGTAGGTGGTAGTTTGAACGTTCGCCTCGAACTTCCCGGTGGTGGGCGGCTCGGTCGGTTTGATGGACGGGATGGTGCGCGGGTCGAACGAGCTTTCCTGTATAGTCCCATCCGGGTGGACAGTACGCCACTCCTTTGGCCCGGTCTGGGTGGTGACAGGTTTCGTCGGGGCGGGTGGGGCCGGGGCTGGTGGGGTCGGCTCAGGCTTAACAACCTTCCCGGTTTCGGGGTCTACAGTAGGTGGGGTAAAGTCAG